ATTTATACCATCTTGACTTCGTTGAATTAAAAAATAATCTGAATCATTCTCACTTTCAGTTTCCCAACTTAAAATGTTTTTATCTGAATAAGAAATGCCATCGAAATATACTAACTCAACAGGTAAAGGATTTAATGTTGTAATATTTGCAACAAATCCACCCCAAGAACCGGTATTTATTATATCGGTTGTCCACCTTAAAGTAAGTACACCATTTGAATTTGTAGCCGTTATATCAGAAGGTGTTACTGTTCCTGTTAGTGTTGCAAGAAGTGTTGATGATGTGTTAGGACCATCATAAACATATAAAAAATCGTAATTTGTCTCTAAATCTAAATTGGTAAATGAAATGTTTAATTTTTTTGTATTATCTGATGGACTAAAAGTAATTGTACGATTAAGGTTATTACCATTAGGTCCAGAATAATTTCCATTTGCTGGTCCTAAATTGTCTGTTATGGTATATGTATAACTTACATCTAATGTTTCACTACACGCCGCTAAAAATGGAATAAGTGTGTTTTCACTTACTACTGTTGACGTTAAAGAAAGATCGTCAATGTATCTTTCAGCGTTTCCTGATGCTCTTTTATCAATAATCCTTATATGTATATTACTTAACCCTAATGTACCTAAATCTACAGTTGCCAATGCGTATGTTGTAGAAAAAGATGTAACTGATAATCTTTCAGTCCATATTGTTCCATCTGATGAAGTTTCTACAGTAAATTTAGGAGTTCCTGTTGATGTTGAACTTCTCCTATAATAGAAACTCAATACACCTGGATTTGATATTTGTGGTAATCTGATAGCGTCGTTCAAACCATTAAACGTCAAATAATTTGAACCAGTTCTTGCGGTAGAAGACGTTGTACCATAAGGTACAGAAGTATTAACCCAAGTACCTTTTTGTGTTGGCAATGATGTTGAAAAACTTTCATAAATAAAATATTCATTACACTGACTAAATGAGAATAAAGAACTTAGTGTGAATAAAAAAACCAATAAAAATTTCATAGTGACAAATTTATGTTTTTTATATAAATATATCATATAAATAAAAAAAGGTCAGATTTCTCTGACCTTTTTCTTTTATTTTGAGTTTGATTATCTCAACTCTCTCAAGTCAAATGTTCTAACTCCATCAACTGTGATTCTAGCATAGAAACGGTTATTAACGAATTTCTTAGCGTAACGAGTCATTATACCTTTGATAGGTGTAAAGTTGAATGGGTTATACATTGTAGGTGTCAATTGAAGAGGTACATACGGAGCGTAGATGTAACCAGTATCCAATAGAGATGTTCCTTTGTGACCAATCAAAATTTGATTTGGTGGGAAGTAAGGATCTCTATAAACTTGGTATCTACCAGCCAATGTCCCAACTCTTTCAATACCCATATTGTATTGATCTTGCTCTGGTGAAGCGTTAGATACGTGGAAGTACTCAAGATCATCAAAGATTGCGGAAACCTCAGAAGATACAACAATCCAGTTAGCACCACCTCTCAAAGTAGATTTGTGGATTTGTGCTGACAATTGGTTGATTGCTGTAATCAAAGTTTGATTCCAATCTTTTTGAGTGTAAGAAGTTGTTAAGTTCAATCTTCTCCATCCGTTATAATCCCATCTTAGATTCCAAGCAGCACCTTTTCTCAAGTCTCTTAAGATTTCTCTATCGATTTCAGCAGCAACTTGTTCTGATAATAAAGCCGTTAATTCAGCTTCAGCATCGATGTTGTGGAATGCTGCAACGTCTTGAGCAAGTTCTGGTGACCATTGAGCTCTTAATTTTCTTTCAGTAACAGATACAGTTACAGACTCAAGATCAAATGATACTTCACCAATTTTGTCTTCAAATTCCAACTCTTCATATCTTCTATAGATTGCCGTGAAACCTGAATTTGGTAATGTTCCAATTGTACTACCAGTGTATCCATCAAGTGAATCAGCACCACAATCAGCACATGCCGGACAAGAAAGATCAACTTCTAAATAGATACAACCATCTTGGTCACAAATGTCATTATATGCACCACCATTTCCAGCAGTAGCTGAATTAACATTTGTAAAACTTGTTTGTTTTTGTTTTGAAGTTGGGCTTACAATTCCTTTACCATATTGTTGAGTAACAACACGGAACAATAATGGTTTACCTACTGTAATAACATTACAAGTATCTGCAGTTGTTGTAGATTTTACATTTGGAACGATTTTTAAATCAGAAAGGAAACTTTCACTGTCAATTTCAGAACCATCAGGTCCAACTAATTTACCAGTTCCAGCATAAGCAAAATCACAAAGTGAAACAATAACTTTTCTAATATTTTTATTATTGTATTGACCCGAAGCAGCAGAAAGTTGACTACCATTCCAAACTTGTACTGTCGTACTAGCTGTTACACCAGTCCAACGACCTTTTGAATAGTCAAACAAACCTGCAGGATCTAATTCACCTTCAGCACCTTCATAAAATAAATCGTAAAGATTTTTTTGGTACGGATTACCAGTTGAATAACCTTGTTCTGGATTATTTTGATTACCATCTACTGCGGATGGAGAACCAATTGGTGGGTAGTGTGTTCCACCGTTTCCTGGTTGAGCTTCAACGTAACCTTGGATTTTAGGTACAAAGTAGAACAATTTACCGATAGGTAAGTTCATTGCTTGTACAGAAACGATGTCATTTGCTAACAATTTAGAGAAAACTCTTCTTACGATAGGGAAAACAACAGTTTCAAAAGCTCCATTTGAACCTTCTGAAGTTGCTTCGTTAATCAAGAAAGAAGCTTGGTTTTCATACAACTGTGCAACATTTTCTTTTAGGTGACCTTTAAGGCCTTCTAGGAATCCTAATTTATCCCATTTGTTAATTGTATCTTCTTTGATAACTTTAAGGTGTTTAAGACCGATATTACCAACAAGACCTGATTCTAATAATGCTCCCATTTTTTTATTTTTTTAGCTTTATTTTTATTTATGTATATATAAATATACTTGACTTTTAAAAAAGTTTATTTTTTTTTATTATTTTAATTTATTCATTAAATCCTTCATCCTTAAAAATTGTGGATTTTCATAAGTTTTTGACTCAATTAAATTAGTTGCAGAACCAGTAGAAGGCGTTTTAATTACGTTTCTTTCAATAGACTCGTTAATTGTTTTATCTCCTTTTGATTCACCTGTTAATTCATTCTTGATTGATCTATAAAGGTTTTTAGATTCTTTTAAGGTTTCAACGTTGTCAAATCTTCTTAAGATATTAATCTTTTCTTGTTTTGTTGTTGAATGCTCAGTAAATAATCTTGTAGCATAAGCTAAATTTGAATTAAATACAGCAACTTCATTTAATTTATTTCTAAATACATCAAGTGCTTTTTTATATTCTTCATTTTTACCTCTAAGTGTTTCAAGTTCTTCAGTACTCTCTTTTCTTAAATGTCTTGGTGCAGTTCTTGGTTTATCCAAACCTTCTCTACCCCATCTTTTTCCAGAACCAAGAGTTCTTGAAGCTTCTTTAGTCTCAACTTTTTTGATTTTTTTATCTTTAGATTTTTCTTCTTTATATTCAAATTTAGCTTTACCGGTTCCCATTGTTTTATTAACTTTTTTCTTAACAGTTTTGAAACCACCACCCATATTAGGTTTTTTATCATATTTGAATTTAGAAGAATTACCCATACCTACTCCTTTGGCTTTAAATTTAGATGATTCTGCAATGTATTCTTCTTCATCTTCTTCTTCAGATTCAAAATTCATATCTTCAAATAATTCTTCATCTTCTTCAGATTCAAAATCCATATCTTCAAATAATTCTTCTTCATCTTCTTCAGATTCAAAATCCATATCTTCAAATAATTCTTCTTCATCTTCTTCAGATTCAAAATCCATATCTTCAAATAATTCTTCATCTTCTTCAGATTCAAAATCCATATCTTCAAATAATTCTTCATCTTCTTCTTCAGATTCAAAATCCATATCTTCAAATAATTCTTCATCTTCTTCTTCAGAAACTTCTAATTCATAAATTGTTTCTTCACCGAAAATATCGTCAA